GGTTTTTGACTAATAATCTTAAAAGGATTAGTAAGAAGATATCCTACAATCTTTTGTTGCTTATCATCTTCGCCCATTACTAACTCTTTTGCATCAGAAATTATTTGATCTCCTGATTTTAATAAAACTAGTTTGATTGACATTTTGTTTTCTACATCTCTTATATTATAACATAAAAAAAGGGATCGTCAAGATCCCTTTATATTTTTATTTAGAGGTACTCTTTACGAGCATGATGCTCTGGAACTACCTTACCCAACTTAACGGTAAGAAGTCCATCTTTGAATTGAACCTCTCTGACTTCAACATCGTCTGAAAGTGCCCACTCTCTTGTGAAAGATCTCTGAGCCAATCCCTGATGGACATACTCGGATCCTGTCTCCTTAGTTTCTTTCTGTCCTTCGACAACAAGTTTTCCATATTCAGTGTAAACCTTTAGTTCTTTTTTGCCAAATCCTGCAAGAGCAATCTCAAGCACAGACTCAACATTATTTACATGAATTAAATTGTAGGGTGGATAGTTTGTTGTGGTTTCAAAAGAATTAAAAAAGCGGTCAAGGTAATCATCCATACCAATCCCGTTCTTTGAAATTATTTTCATCAACTCTGGTAAGTTTGCAGAGTGATATCTTTGTAGTGAAGTCATAGTGTCCTCCGATAAGCGACTTTATTACTGTGAGCCCAATGGCACCCACACTTCTATTTAACCATATTCGCATTAAAAAGGGGATGTTGAATCCCCTACATTTTTATTCAGTTACCTCTACCTTCTTCTTTTTAGATCCAATATTATATTTTGTTTCTAATATCCAATCACCCTTATCTTTATATGCTAATACTTTTATTTGATTTAATGGTGCAACATCTTGTATAGTGTCAGAATTAACTATACCAACAAGTCCCCAGTCAACTAATAATTGTGCGATACGATTTCTTCTCTGTACATCGTTAGATGTTAAGTTTGCATGTTTTCCATCTAAAGCAAAAAGCTCTTTGAAGTGTACTAAAAAATATCTTCCCTGTTTATGAAGTATGTGACAGGATTGATATATCTTCTTTTCTTTCCTTGATGCAACACCAATACGAGTAAGTGTTTCTCTCACTTTGAGAAAATCATCTGGTTCATTAAGTGTGACCTCAACCATCTGGTCAGGATCCCAATTCACTTCAGGTTCACGAAGAACGCTCATTGTCTTCCTCCAATATCAAGTTTAGATTTAATAAAGTTCAGTTGTTCTTTTGTAAGAATCTTTAGAATCTGTTCCGCTTTCGCATTACTACATTCATAGTATGCTTTGACAGTATCAAGATCTTTGATCTTGTCTTTACGCAACCAAGGAGAGAATCTTTTCTTCTTCCTCACTATATGTATAAAAAAGTCATGTTGCATTTTCTTTGGTAGAAATGGATACTTATTCATTTCATTTGCAAACATCACTGTGTCAAGATGTCCTGATAAACACTTATTAATTATGAATGGAGGATATTCTTTTTCGACTGATGGATCTTCATCAATCAAGTTATTTTTATTCAGATTGATTGAGTTTAGCCAGTCCTTTAGTTCCATCAGTTTCATTATCAAAGTAGGATGAGCAAGAGCAAACAAGATTACGATCACCGTAAACATTATCTATTCTTGATACAGCAGGCCAAAACTTATTAGATTGATCTACAGGATATGCTGCTTGCTCTCTTGTATAATTATACACCCATTCAGTTGAACTTACAACCCTTGCAGTATGTGGTGAATTTTTAACAATCTCAGGAACTGTAAATATTTCTCTTCTTATCATCTCCATTGCTTTTGCAAATCTTTTAAGTTCATCAAGTGATTCACTTTCAGTAGGTTCAACCATCATTGTACCAGTAACAGGCCAAGATAATGTAGGAGCATGAAAACCATAATCCATTAATCTTTTTGCAATGTCCTCTGCTGTAACGGGAAAATTGCGACAATCAAATATACACTCATGTGCAATACGATCATTCTCTCCTCGATATAATACTTTAAAGTAAGGATCGATTTCATGTGCTAACCAGTTTGCAGATAACAAAGAAATCTCACTTGCCTTGCGTAAACCATCACCACCCATCATACGAATATACATCCAACTGATTGGAAGAATACTTGCACTTCCATATTCTGCTGACGATACTCGATGAGTCACAAAAGGTGTTAGATGTTTTGCAACACCGATTGGGCCAACTCCGGGGCCTCCACCACCATGAGGAATACAAAATGTCTTATGTAAATTAAGATGACATACATCAGCACCATAATCACATGGTTTAGCAACACATACTTGTGCATTTAGATTCGCTCCATCAAGATATACCTGACCACCATTCTCATGAATGATTCTACAAATGTCTTTGATAGTAGGTTCAAATACACCATGAGTAGAAGGATACGTAATCATGATTGCAGCAAGTTCAAAGGTATTCATGATTGCTTTTTTCTCTAGATCTGCCATATCAATATTACCATCTTCATCACATTTAACAGGAACTATTTTCATACCTGCCATCACTGCACTCGCAGGATTTGTTCCATGAGCACTCTCTGGTATTAAACATACATTTCTCTTATCATCACCACGACTTTTATGATAATCAAGTATTGTTAAAAGACCAGCATATTCTCCTTGAGAACCTGCATTAGGTTGTAAAGATATTGAATCAAATCCTGTGATCTCACATAACCAACCCTTCAAATCATTAATAATAATATCATAACCAAGTGTTTGAGATGCAGGGGCAAATGGATGTATGTTTGCAAACTCAGACCATGATACTGGCATTAGTTCTGCTGCTGCATTTAATTTCATTGTACAACTACCGAGTGGCATCATGCCATTTACTAATGAGAAATCTTTTGAAACTAACTCATTAATATATCTCATCATATTAGTCTCGCTATGATACTTATTGAAGATATCTTGTTGTAACCAAGGTTTCTTTCTAACAGAGATACCCATCCAGTTATAATCTCCTATCGTATCAATTACATGATCAATAGTATCAAATTTATTTGTAATATCTAATTGAGAATCTACAAGTTGTTTCAATTCTTCTAAGGTGGTACATTCATCTAAAGTAATTAAAGTATAACCATCCTCATAGCGAACATTAAATCCTTCCAATACAAGAAAACTTTTAAATCTAACAGTATCAAATCCTTCAGATTCATCAACTTCAATACCACACCACCTCAATGCTTTTTGTAAAGTTTGTCTATATTTTAATATTCTAGTTGCTATCTTATTCAACCCTTCTGCACCATGATATGCAGCATAAAATCCTGCCATATTTGCAAGTAATGCTTGAGCAGTACATATATTAGAAGTTGCTTTATCCCTTCGTATATGCTGCTCTCTTGTTTGTAATGCTAATCTTAGTGCTTTGTTACCCTGAGAGTCTAAAGACTGCCCTACGATCCTTCCAGGGATCTTACGTTTATATTTGTCGGTACATGCAAAGAATGCTGCATGAGGTCCTCCGAAACCCATAGGAACTCCAAACCTCTGCATACTACCAACTGCAACATCAAATCCCATTTCTCCTACAGGTTGCATCAATACCTGACACATAGGATCTACGATTACAATCTTCATACACTTGTAAACATCTGCAATACGAAGAAGTGCACTTGGATCTCGAAGACTACCCTTATTGTTTGGTAATTGAACCACTAATCCAAAAGCATTATCAAATTCTTCAAGATCTGTTAGGGTATACCAATCAACTAATTTAATTTCAATTCCTAATGGTTTTGCTCTAGTCTCTAATACTTTTAATGTTTGAGGAAATACTTCATTATCAACTAAAAAAATATTTTTATCTTTTGAATTATTGTAAGCAAGTATCATTGCCTCTGCTGCTGCAGTTCCTTCATCTAATAATGATGCATTTGCAACTGGTAATCCAGTAAGTTCTGTAATCAGTGTTTGATAATTAAATAATGCTTCTAATCTACCCTGTGATATCTCTGCTTGATATGGTGTATAAGATGTATACCATGCAGGATTTTCAAATACATTTCTCTGTATCACTGGTGGTATAATCGTGCCATAATATCCCTGACCAATCAATGATCTTTTGACTTTATTTCTTCCTGCCAGTTCTTTTAATTCTGTAAGTGCTTCTTGTTCACTACATCCATCTGGTAATTTATTATCACCTCTTAGAAGTATGGAATCTGGAACTATCTGTCTTACAAGTTCATCTATACTTGAAAGACCCAAATCGTTTAACATTTGAGTCTGTTCTTGTTCTGATGGGCCTATGTGTCTAGAGGTAAATTCTGTCATCTATTATCGAATGATTTGAATGTCATCATCTTGAGACCAGAGTTCAACTTTATCTCTGAATCTATTATCTCTTTTCAGAGTTTCATATCTCTTAGTTGCTTTTCTTTTCCACCATGAGATAATATTATCTAGGTGAAATTTATCCCAGTTCTGGCCATGAATTAATTTATCTTGATCTCCACGAATAACTTCACGAACATTACCATAACCATAATCAGATATATAAAATCTTTTCTTTTGTGTAAGACCAAATGCCATTTCAATCACAGAATTAAAGTGTTGTAATTTATTCTCATCTTTCAATGACTTCTTAATACTTGCGATCATTTTAGATTGCCTTTTCATTTTCTTAGAAGATGCTTTGTTGTCTGTCAAAGGTGTATTGTTATTAAGCAAAGTAAAATGATCATGTAGTTTATGAAAAACTCTATCATGTAGTAAAGGTAAAAACTTACTCTCTGTCAATCCTTTGTATCTAAAGAATGGTTTTAATCCATCATACTGTGATGCTGATGTAGTAGAGCCATAAAGAGATGTAGTTTCAAATAATGCAATATCTTTTTCAAATACTTTATTAAGTGTCTCTCTTGCAAAGTGCGATACACAAAGAAGTGCAAGTAACTTACCACCAAGATAATTGTATCCAAAAGGTTGTGATGGAACAATCACAAATCCCATAGCAGTATGACGATTTAGTAAAGAAAGATTTGCAGGTTGACCTAACCACAAGTTTCTTGGTTTTGAGTTGATAGTAGGAGATCCAAAACGTATGAATCCTATAATCTTCTGTGTTCTCTTTTCATATACCATCCAACGTAATTCTCTACCAGGTATATTACTTTCATTGTTATGTGATGAAACTGCTGCTAGTAAATTCTTGTAGTGATCTTGAGGTAATGAATTTGGAAAACGATCTCCTATGAATCGAATCTCAAACTCCATTTCCTCTGGTGATATATCTTCATTAAAAAACTCATCCTCATGAGACATTAGAGGATTTGTTTTAGGAACAAGTTCCCTTTTAACAAAACGAAGATAATCTTCTATGGAAGTAAAGTTGCCAAAGTAATTAATAAATTCATCAGCAGCCCATGTAGCATCTTCCTCACTAATTATCATTTAGATATTCTACTC